GGCGGGCATGTTTTCCCGCTGAAGGTTCCCACTCGGGGGGGCCGGGCAACGCTAATAACGTTGCCACAACCGAGACGTTAGCTCATGCTGTTGCCACTCTGTGTGAGGATCTTCGCAGAATGGGGATGGCTTATAGCCTGAGCTTCTCAGGGACACATTTTCAGGTGCGGTCTTATCAGCCTGGCATGGCTGGTTGCACGGTGTTTACTTTCTTGTCTGCAACCTGCTGTTCTACGCACACTGAGTTTTAATGTCCCATGATCAGCATTCTTCTCGCCCTAGTGACCTTGTGGGTGGCGGGAAGTGTGCCCCAGTACACCCAGTTGCTATTGTTAGCACTGGCTGTGCCGGTAATTCACGCCTTAACCAGGAGTTGGGCAGACACGTGTGCGATCGCGCAAATTTATCTAATGGTATGTGCGCCGTCTGTCTCAATAATCCTCTTAGCATGCCTGTTCCTCGGCATGCTCCTGGTCTTCGGTCTACGTCGAGCGCTCCAGCTGGCCCTAATTGTAGTGTTGGCAATGCTGGTGTCGCACGTGGTCCGAATGGTGACGTTGTCCCAACGCGCTTTAAAACAGTCAAGCGCTTGGTTGACAAACGCCACCAGTTGTTTCGAGGGTTTGTCGATTCGTATGCAGCGGCTACGGGCGAAATTGACGCGCTGCGCGAATGTATTGATGAGCTGAAACATGGTGGTGAGGGTGATGGGAAGCCTGAACCGACACCAATTGTTCATTGTAAATACACCCTCGAAGAAATCCCTCCTGCGGTTAATCTCGTCACATCTTTGTCTGACGCTTTGCCCTCACTGGGCGACATAGTGTCTGAAGATGGGACTGGGAGTTCCGCGGTGTTTCATGTCGTTAATGCCTTGGATTACCTGGCTGCGTGGTATTATGGTTCGTATACCATTGTAGGGGAAGAGGGCGATGATCCTACGGATTATCGTCCACCACATCTCCGTACTGCGGAACGATATGAGACTGACGCAAGATTGTACAACGTCACTATGTCACACTATGGGCGGGAACGTAAGATGGTTGTGAGCGCTTGTTTATTTAATGTACTCCTCCAAATGTACCGCTCAATAGAGCCGATTAGTGTGTCGTCTATGTTACTACGTATGAAGACGATATACGGCATAAATACTGGTGATGTTTCGTCCGACAAAGTTCATCACGCTAAAGTAGTCTACGACACGGTCGAATACTTTTGCGTCTGGCATCGTCGGGCAGTTGTGGCAAATTTTCAGTGCGGCGCTGCCTTGCTGGCGGGCGGTGCCCCGTGCGCATCGGATTTGGTTGGCGGCTCGGAGAGGTCCCCCTTGAGCCTCTTGGGCCGCTTAAGCATAATGTTTCTATAAAGTTTTTCGATGTGCCTTTTAGTGTGCGGCAGTACATGCAACGAGATATGGGCTGCGGTGTACAGTTAGCATGCATGCAAATGCCAGACACTTCCTCGCCCCAAATTTTTGCGGCCGGGGCTGCAGCACGTATTTTACAAGCTGTCCCACCAGTTTCTCTGGAGAAACAGCGGTACATAAGGAATTTTTCGCGTAATTTTGTCCGGGCCAGGTTTTGGCGTTTGGTTGACAAGGACATTCAGGGTTTTTGGGTATGGTTGAAGAATCGACCGTACCCTGAATGGCGTAAGTTTGAGCTCGGACGTGTGTACCTAAAATATTTGGTTATAAATAAGAAAATCCACTTGGGTTGTAAATCCTTTACCAAGATGGAACAATATGCTGCATGGAAGTGGCCTCGTACAATAAATTCCCGTCATGATCGATTTAAGGTTGAGACGGGTCCCCTTTTTTCCGCTATTG